AGTCTCTAAAAAAGCTCTCTATCCTTTATTAAAAGCGTGCACATTTCATAATATAGTCTCTTACTCGTTCAGAATCAACTTCAAACATATCGATTGGCTTTTGCATATCAAATACCTTTTTAGGTGTATTCCACCAGCGCTCTACTAGAATAGCATCGCCCATTATAGCAAATAAAATACCATCTAATCGAGACTTTTCTATCATATTAATCCCATAAGTCCTGGTAATACTTACCGAAAAGCTCAAGACCTTCTCGTATACGCTGCGAATGCATCATACGGCCGTCCCAATCACATTCACCCCAAACCTTCCACTTAATCTCTTTCAAGCCCTTTTCGTCAAACCCTTCCTTGCTAGCCATATCATCCCAATCGATTACAGGTTTAACTAGCCAGTATTGCTCATCCCAATCTTCGTCAAGCACTTGCTCAAATGACCAAATCATTTTATCCATGATTTCTTCCCAATGCTTATGACCTGCAGCCCATGCGTCGTCATTTCCTTCTGCATAGAAGTCAAAACAGGTTTGAGGGTATTGATTGTCTGTTTGTTGAAATTCAGGAAGGTCGCTAGGTGATCCTTGCTTATTAGCTTTCACCTGCTTAAGCATAGGAAGTATAATAAGTGCAAGAGTATGGTCCATACCCCATGTATCCCATTTGTCTATACGGATACTTACCTTACGCTCTTTGGTATGGTTCTTAGGATACTTGCCCATAAAGACTTTCAAAATAAAGCCTCCTCAAAATTAGCCCAATCAATAACAGGCTTAATTATAAGCTCTTCTTTTAATAAAGACCAGCCAGGCTTATTACTAATATAATGTTTAGCCAGGCGTATAGAATAAAATCGGCGCATTTTATCGCCGAATTCGTCTACTGCATAATAAAGTATCATTAACTTTCGTAAATGGCTTTTATTTTCTGTTTAAATTCTTTAATTTTATCTAATCTATTTGGCCAGTAAATGTAGTCTTTATCTGGATTTTTTTCCAAATTAGAAAGAAGAGGAAGGATCATTTTATAGATCTTATCAACTTTATCTGAACTAGACTTAGCCGTTTGAGCTATGTCTAGTTCATTTTCGTCGACAATACTAAATCCAAAATCAAAGTCATTATCTAATTCTGCTTTCATGTTTATATTTTATAGAAGATTAATAATAAAGTTACGGAACGATTGCAAGCTTTCTTTTAGTTTCTTAGCTTTTGGCTTAACAGCTTCTACATCGCTTAGAGTCTTTTTAACCAAATTATGAGGAATGTCTGGATGCATTCTATCCTTAAAGTACTTAAGCTTCTCTTCGTGAGAGGCATCGCTATGAGCCATATTTCTAAGCTCAGTAGCTCTTACAGTGTCATGCTCACCACCGGCTTCAGATCTAATACTGGTAGATAGGTGATTAAAGTGATATGGAACATGTCCTGCCTTATCTGCCTTGCCGTTATAAGCAGCAACTTGCTTAGCCGATTCTTCACGGCCCTTGCCTAATACAACATGCGCATTAGTGACATGAGGGTTGTTTTTATGGAAGTGTGTCATGTTCTGGAACATGCTTCCGCCTTCATGAACATGAAGTTTACCTGCTTCAATATCTTTATGAAATGCATGCTTAATTAGATTAGAACGATGCTCAGATGAAAGAGGATTATCAGCATCATTAGGCTTGTTCTTCGTAATGTACAGATGAACTGGACCGTGATTTTTCTTTAAGGCATCATTAATAAGCGCTTCATGGCCACGATGGAAAGGTTGCATACGTGCGGCAGGAATAACTACTGCTTTATGTTCTGTATCTTCTGTAACGCTTGGCTTCTTCTTGCTTAGCTCTGCGTTCTTAGCAAAGTTAGCTCTATTAAACTCTGAACGAGGATTAAGCTTGGTTGTAGAAGTAGCAGGATGCTTACCGCGAGGAACATAGCCTTCTGGAGGAGCAGGCTTAAACTTACCATGCTCATCAGGAATCTCATGCTTGATAGGAGAGCTTTCATCAGCCTTATGCGTCTCGTGGACATAATCTCTGACCGCATTAGTCATAGCATGATGAACTTCAAATGTCTTATTAATAGCGCTCTTATGAGCATCTATTTCTTTTAAAGCAGCATGCTTTGCTTCAGTCTTAGCCTGCTTTGCTTTATCAGTCTTAACCTTAGCAATTTCTTTATCGTGAGCATCAGATACAAACTTCTTTAAGTCACCATGCATTAATTGTTTCTGACCTTCGCCGCCGTACTCGCCTGTACGAATCTTGCTATTAACAAACGGCTCTAGATGATGTTTGTATGATGCATTAGCAACAGTATCTAAATGTGAACGTGTTTCTTTATCTTTTAAATGCGCACCAATAGCCTTATTGTGTGTATCAAGTTTCTTGCTACTAACCTTAGGAGCATTTAGTTCTACATTATAAACATCTGGATGATGTTTAATATCCTTACCAGGCTTTAGTCCATGAGGGTTATTAAAATTCTTATCCATAGCGGTGTGCGATGCGATAACAATTTTAGCTCTATGAAGCTTCTTTACTTCTTCTGGATTCGATGTAGAGTTACGAACTACATTAGGTTGCCAGGTAGCTTTACCATTAGCTAAATGAATGTCTTTCTTAGGCTCTGTTGTATGAATATCATGCTGAATAATAGGAGCCGCACCATGAATCTTGTGAGCATGGTCAAGAAGCGATGAAAGCATAGGAGTCAAATGATGCTCTGCACCATAATGCTTCTTTATATCTTCGTGCGAATAGGATACCTTTTCTTCAGGTTTTACGGTCTTAGCATCCATTCTACCCTTGTATGCAACACCCACAGCATTTTCTGGATGATGAGGATTATGGAATGGAGAATCCTTAGAGTTTCTTGCGGTAACTACTGATACCTTACCGTCTGTTTTCTTTTGTGGTTCCATAGAGGATTTGCTATCTTCACGGTGCTGCATGTGCTTGTAGATATTAGCAGCAGCGCCGGTAGCAGATGATCCTCTAAATGCATAGTCAGCCAGGTGAGTGTAATGCTTAGGATCTGGAGTTCCTAATGCCTGATATTTTTCATTTAAGTAGAAAGAAAAGGAAAACATAATTACTCGCTATGAATAAACTTTATAATATATTTATATAAAGAACTCTTCCAAAGTATTTCTCTTCTCAGTTTCCCATCCTATAGTATCCAGAATACCTTTGATAGGCTCAATAAACGCCTTCTGAAACTGCACATCATAGTCGATCATATGTTCTAGATCTAGCTCTTTAGGAAGTTTTCCGGGCGTCGATATAACATGCTCGCCAAGGTAGTTAGGAGTCTTAAGATAGCAGAACTTAATCTTCTCTCCCTTCTTTACAGTATCATATTTCTTATCGAGCTTACGCTGCTTGATTGCGTGATTGTATAGCAGAGCACCTTTAACGTGAATAGGTGTACCTAACTTGAACACCTTACCGCCACTACTATCAGACCACTTATCGAGTTCAGTAACACCACGCGGGAATGCAATTTGTTCGAACGGTAGACTCTTAAACTCATCTCTACTCTTCTCAATGTATGAAATCATATCATCTTCAGTCTTGGTCATGATAATAGTCATACTCTCTTTAATCATCTTACGAACCGGTGCAGGAGTAGATGAACGAACAGCCTCGATGCCCATCATCTTAAGCTTGGGCTCGGCATACTGAACGCCTTCAGAGTTATGCACGTTAAGAATATATCGCTTCTTAGCAGTAAAGATGCCTTTATCAGCAATAACTTCTCGCTTCATCTTCATCTTCTGCTCATAAGCATTCACATAGATTGACAGCTCTTCATAGCACTTATCAATATACGGCTCAAGTACTTTATCACAGAACTTATCTAAGTACTTAACTACCTTCTCGGTCGGAAGTTCTGCTGCTGTCTGCTTGACTAACTCATCCAGTGTAATATACATTGAATCGGTATCAACGGCAAGCACATAATCGACATTGTCAGTCTTAAGAGTCTTGTTAAGATACTCGTTCATCTTCTTTTCCATCCAGCGGATAGAAAGCTGACCCGACTTAGTAATTGATTCGGCATACTTAGGGTCAAACCAGCGGAAGAACATATTCGCAAGAGCGCCATAAGCTGAGTTTAGCTGAATCTTCTTAGCAAGCTGCATGTTATGACAGCGTGCAATTTCCTTCTCATACTCGTAAGTCTTTTCCTTTTCGTACTGCTTCTTAGCAGCAATCATCTGGTTCTTATACTTAACCCGATCGTTATACATCTGCTCCATCAGCTTAGGCAGGAACCCTTGACGATCTCGATCAAAGTAACAACCAGACGCAGCTACAGTATAGTTCTGAGAGGTAATCTCATTCCTTATGCTTAGGTCGTTTAACGCACCATTAAGGATTCTATCTACTCCGCTATCGTCCGAAAGACCTCCAAACGTTCCTTTGTAAGTCTCAGGACTAATATTGTATTGCATGATAAGGTGCGGGTACAGACTATTCAAGTCGAACGACACAACCCAGTTATGCATACCTAGCTGAGGATCTTTTACATAAGCACCTACGATCTGTCGATCTTTTTCTTTGCGTTGCGCAACATCAAACATCGGAACAACTATATTCTGTTCCATTAGGTAATTATGGATAATAATATCCCACATGCGCACAGACGTAAACGTATCTAGATAGTTGACCTTGGCGTCATAGGCAATTGCCAGTACCTGCTCAATAAACTTAAGCTTATCTTCTAGTCGATCGACCAGCGCAACATCTCGAATGTTATACTCGATATAGTTCTGAAAGTCTTTTTCATAGAACTCATCGAGGGTTTCAAAGCCAAGCGCGTTATAATCTAACTTACGTTCGCCTAGTTCAGTAAACGCAATATGATCTAGTTTATAGCTTTCTTGCTGTGAGAATGAAAACTTCTTATACAGCTGCATGTAATCTAGAATACTAATACCTACGATGATAGGAATAGTATATTCACGACCAGCGATTTCAATCTGCCGTTCGGAGAGAATTCCCCACGGTGATAGACGCTTAGCAGACTCAGGGCCAAGGATACGCGTAATACGATTAATCATATAGGGCATATCGAAGAACTCAACGTTCCAGCCGGTGATAATGTCAGGCAAGAACTGCTTCGAGCGCCATGCTAGGATAAACTTATTAAGCAGATCATTCTCATCTCTACACTTGACGTAGGTTATGTTTTCTGATGAGGGCTTATAATCGTAGTATCCGAAGACGATTGATTTGCCGTTTTTTGTGAGGGTGATAGCGGTGACTTGTCTATCTGCAACTGAGATGTCTGGAAAGCCGCCCTCCGCCTTGATTTCGATATCGATTGTGACAACTGAGACTTTCTTCGGGTCATATTTAACTTCCCCTTGATAGTGATCGTTGATAAACGGATACACCCAGTTAGTCATTCCGTAAGTTTCTTTACCGGAAATGTCACTCATGCCGCTGATATAGGCACGTGCATCGTAAGTACTATCAAACTCTTTACGGTAAACAGTCTTACCATAGAGAGTTTTATACTCTTCAAGACTAACGCGATCAGTTACAAATAGGTAAGGGCGACAAGGTACGGTATATTGTACTTTCTCGTCGCCCTCGTAGCCTCGGATTAGAAATTCATTCTTATAGAGATGGACATTCGTATAAAATCTCATCTAATTCACTTTCAAGGCCGAATTGTCTATTATATTAGCTACCCGATGAAAGGTCAATGCCGCCTGCAGGAACAATTTCAATACCTGAACCAAAGATCTTGTTATAGCTATTAAGAAGATCTGTATTAGGATCAAAAGAAGTGGTGACGTGACCGCGTTCGAATTCAAATTCGGTGTTAGTTCCATAGGGTGCGAATGGTACTAATGCAACCGAGACAGTGCCCTTTGCATTAGGAACTAGCTGAATTACACCTACATTACGAAGCTTGAAACGCGACTCAAAAAACTCTACAAACTCACCGATGAATTCTTCACCATTCATCATCCGATAAACTTTAACATGTGACATATGATTTCCTTTATAAAATAAATTCTACCCGGTAATAATACCGTAGAGATAGAATACGTTCATTATAGCATTAACAACAAATAAACTCCATTGCCTCCAATAGTAGGCAACAACCATCCATAACGTGTTACCTAAAAAGAATAGGATCTTATTGATTGGAGTAATGTCGAATGATGTAAGAGCAGCTGCAGCAACAACACAGACTACAGCAGCCCACTCAACTACCTTAAGCGGCTTTATATTAATCATAGATAGAGTCTAATCAAACCAATACTGTCGATAGTAATCAAGAGCATGTAATTAAGAATCATGCCAAAAGATTTACGAGTAAATGCAGCCCATGCGTAGAGGCAGCAACCAGTAATCCAAATAGGATAAAGAGCCATGAGGGGAGGATTAGGTACGGTAGCCGCCATTGCAATTGAACACCCAATACTAATAGCCCAAGCGACAAGCTCAACAATAAACCTAAGATTATTAGACCTATAATCATCTTTAATCCATTTCCATATATCAATTAAAATATCATTCATAGGTTTATTATATCCTAATTCAGTAATAAAAGAAAGGGGGAAAGCCCCCTTTCTTGGTTTTTATTAAAATAAAAACTTTAGTCTTCAACTAGAAGTTGCTTATCTGATGAGGAATCAGAGATTTCAATCTTCTTTGGCTTCTTGTGCTCTGGAATGATACGCTCTAGGAAAACCTTTAGAAGGCCGTTAATGTATTCGGCGTTCTTGATTTCTACTGTATCGGCAAGAGTAAACTTGCGTGCGAAAGCGCGGTCAGAGATACCCTTGTATAGGTATGTCTGGTACT